AGATATGTATGGAGATACAGTTCAACTACAATACAAAAAACCATTACCAGATGAAGGAAATCCAAGACCATCGGCAGAGTTTGACACTGCAGAAAGCGTTCCTGTTGCAAGAGCCGATGACCCTGATGATTTCAAAATAGAATTAGATGAAGGTGGTGGTACAAGTATTAAAGATTTATCGTCTGATGTATCTAAACTAAAAGAATATGCAACAGGTAAAAAACCTACGATGAAAGAAATTGTACAAAACAAAAAAAGAAAAGATAAAGCTAAAGCTATATCAGAAGGTGACTATGATGCTGAATTTGAATTTATGGAAAAAAGACAAGGTCAACCATTTTATGATCCTCCAGAACCAGACGACTTTGCATCAGGCGGTCGTGTTGGTTTTAGAGTTGGTGGTTCAGTTAAAAAATTTTTAGAAAAAATATTTGGTAAAGAAGCTATGAAAGAAATGCCAAACAGAGATCCTGAAATGTATCAAGGCATGTTAGAAGTTGTTGAAATGTTTAGAAACAGAGACAAAGAAGGTCTAAAAATGTATTTACAAAAATTTTTGCCTCACATGGATGACGAAACAATTGAAGCGTTTATAATAGGTGATGCTGTTGATGCTGCTGGTCAAGGAAAGTATGGTCTTGATAACATACAAGGTCAATTAATTAGACTTGGTAGTGGTAGAGACTATGCAGGTAAAATAGAAGCATTTAAAAGACTTGAAAGAAACAAAACACTTAAAGATTTAGAGGTTACAGACAAAATGAAACGTAAACCAAACGCATCAGGCGGTATTGCTAAAATGTTAGGCGAGTAATGGACATATTAAATTACATTGACAAGATGCAAGAGATGTACGGAGACAAACCAAGCTCCACGGTCCTTGGACCACGGAACATGTACGCACAAGGCCAGTTAGTACAACCCAGTAACGACGGATCACGGCCCGGGTATGCTAAACAAAAACAAAAATTTATATCTGGTCCAGGCACAGGTGTTACAGCATTAGATGATCCTAAAAAATATAAAATTGTAAAAAAATATTTAAACAAAGTTAAAACACAAAAAAACAAAAGAATATTTTTAGACTGGTCAGAACAAATTGGAGCTAAACCTAATCCATGGTACACAAAACTTAAAAAAGAAGTAAAGTTAACCCGACAACCATTAAACGAATTAATTAATAAAGTTATATCAGAAGAATTTCCCACAGCATATTCTGGAAAAGCTGGAAAAGCACAATATGCAAGAGAAATGACTGTTAAGTCTTTTATTAATTATTGGAATCAAAATGGAATGTTTGATGGTAATGAAAAATTAACAAAAAATTTAGAACAATTTGTAACTTCAAAAAAAGGAACTCCTAATAATTATGAAAATATAAATCGTTATTTTACAGAGTGGAGAGATGGTAAATTTGAGGTAGATGGCGTTGATAGAAAAAATTTAGATAAAAGTTTACTACAATCTATTAAAAACTGGAATCCCTCTAATAAAAGTAAAAGAAGTGTTGGTGTAAAACAACAGCTAATATATTTAAATAATTTAAGTCCTAATCTTTCTTATGACAGAGTTGCCAATTTATTTGCACAGAAATTTCCAGATAATGCGCAGACATTACAACATAGATTAAATCAATTAACAGAATTAAAAAGAAATGGTGTTTATAATGATGGTACAGGTAACCCAAAAAAAATTCCTGGCATAGGAATAGGAGAAAGATCAGGTTGGTTAAAAGAAGGATATGGAAAAGGGTTTCTTGGTAATTATGGTAGATTAGTTAAAAGAGCTGATGAGTTAATGGCTGCAGGTGAAACTAAATTTGCAAGACGATTATATAATGCAGCTGATAAATTTTTTAGTCCCACTGGTATATTTACAAAAGCTGCTGGAGAAGGAGAACATCCTCTATCAAGAAACATGGGTGATGGTCCTATTGGTAATCAATTAAAAATAAATAGTTTGGTAAGTGGTGACTTAAATCAATTTAAAAAATTTAACTTTGATTCACCTGTAAGAAATTTAGTTTTAGAATATGAAAACCCAAAAACTACAAGTTCTAGAAAAAAAGAAATTAAATTAGAAATAGAAAATAGAAAAAAACTTATGAACATATTAACAGAGGGACCTAATCAAAAAGGAATAGTAGACTCTGTTAAATTTAATTATGGAAGTAATAAAATTGGTGCGAGTGTAGATGTTCCAGATATTGATAAGATAAAAAACTTTGACATAAATGAATTTATTACCAGAGGTGAAGAATATAGAAAATCTGTTTTACAAAAAGGAAAAGACGTTGGTCTGATAGACAAAAAAGGACAAATAATAAAACAAACATTAGGTGTAGAACAAATAGATAATTTGTTATTAAAATTTGCAGGAACAGTAACTGATAAATGTGCTGTGAATTTAAAAGCAGGTGGTCGTATAGGTTATAGTTTAGGAAGTGAAGCCTGTTTAAAAATAGGTAAGGAAGCTTTAGATAATGGTTTAATAAAAGGATTTTCAAAAAATCAACAATCTTTAGCTGAAGGAATTTTAAAAGCAGGTAGAGGAATGGGTAGTATGTTTGCGTTAAGAAATATATTAGGACCAGCAGCAATTGCTTTTACTGTAGCTGCAGAAGCAGGGTTAGTTGGTTATGATATGTTAGCAACGGGTAAATCATTTAAAGAAGCAATAGGAAGTAGTTTATTTAATTATGCACTAGGAGATAAAACTAAAATAGATAATAAAAAATTAAGATACAAAGGTTATGCAGATGCTGGAATAAGTGCAAATCAAATAGGTAAAATATCTGCTTATGAAAATGCAATAGATGAAATAAATAATATGTCTGCAGAGTTTGATGAAGAAAACAGACTTTATAATATTGCTGCAAACCAAAAAGGTAGTGGTAGAATAAGTCCAGAAAGATATAAAAAAATAAAACAAAAACAAATTGAAAATTATTTTAATCAAGCAGATAAAAATAAAGCATTAATTCAAGATTTAGCAAGAACACAAACAGAAGATAGATTAAATAAAGCTATTGATCCAATGGTGCCAGCTTTAATGTCTGATGCAGATGCAAAAAGAAAAGCAATGCAAATGACAAAACCATCAGCTGTTATGTTTGGAAATTTTATGGACACAACGTTTCCTTCAGGATTTTTTAGTGATACAACTTTTAAAGAAGATAGAGATAGGGCTATAAATTACATGCCAGAAGTACAAGAATACTACAGAGGCAATTACTTTGCAGGCGGCGGTATAGCAGGATTATCCGGCGGTGATAAATCAGGACCACCACCAGAATCAGGACCAGCTTCACAAGGGTTGCGTTCATTATATAAAAATGGTAGAAAACTATAACGGAGAATAAATGGCAGATATAGATAAAGCTCTCCCGAACACTCGTACTGAATTAAAAGTTCCTGGGCAGGAACAAGACGTCGAGATTCAAGAGCAACAACCCGAAAAAGGACCAGTAGAAATAACACCAGATGAAGATGGTGGTGCAACGATTGATTTTGAACCAAGTGCTGTAAACCAAGCAAGCACGCAATCACATTTCGATAACCTTGGAGATATTTTACCAGAAGAAACTTTAGATCCTGTTGGATCAAAATTAAGATCAGATTATCAAGATTACAAAGCATCAAGAAAAGATTGGGAACGAGCATACATAAATGGTTTAGATCTTTTAGGATTTAAATACGATAATCGTAACGAACCTTTTCAAGGAGCAAGTGGTGCAACTCACCCAGTGCTAGCAGAAGCTGTAACACAGTTTCAAGCGTTAGCTTACAAAGAATTATTGCCATCAGATGGTCCTGTTAGAACACAAATATTAGGTGTGTCTAATCCTGCAAAAGAACAGCAGGCACAAAGAGTAAAAGATTTTATGAACTACCAAGTTCTAGATCAAATGAAAGAATACGAACCAGAATTTGATCAAATGTTGTTTCATCTACCTTTATCAGGTTCTACTTTTAAAAAAGTTTATTATGATGATTTATTGGGACGAGCTGTATCAAAGTTTATCCCAGCAGATGACCTTGTTGTTCCGTATACGGCTACCTCATTAGACGATGCGGAATCAGTCATCCATGTTATAAAAATTTCTGAAAACGATTTACGTAAACAACAAGTAAATGGTTTTTATTCAGATATAGAAATATCAAAACCCTCTGATGTATCAGATGCGGATAAAGTAACAGACAAAGAACGTGAGTTAGAAGGAATTGCTAAAACAGCAAAAGGAGAAAAACTTTATACGTTGTTAGAGTGTCATGTTAATTTAGATTTAGAAGGTTTTGAAGATGTTGGTGAAGATGGTCAACCAACAGGAATAAAATTACCTTACGTCGTTACAATCGAAGAAGGTAGTCAAAAAGTTTTGTCTGTTAGACGAAACTTCGCGCCCAATGATCCACTTAAAAATAAAATCCAATATTTTGTCCACTTTAAATTTCTGCCAGGACTAGGGTTTTATGGATTTGGATTAATACATATGATTGGCGGATTGAGTCGTACGGCAACGGCGGCTCTCCGTCAATTATTAGACGCAGGAAC